CTCCTGCTGAAGTATTAGGTACAATAGTTTCTACAACAGTAGGTAAAGCCCATCTTAGCTGACCTGCAGCATCAGAAATTAATTGACTGTTATTTACAGATGGAGCTACTGAAGGAAAATCATAATTTACAGCATTTATTTTAAGCTTGCTAGGTAACTCTAAATAACTACCTGCATCAACTGTTCTTTGCGTTATACCATCAACGTTAATAAAACTACTTAAAGCTACTTTATTACTTGAATCAAGCTCTATGCTATTACCTAGAGCATTTAAATCTATATTACCAGCTGATAACTTACCAATAGTAATTCTCTGTGAATTATCTACATTTATAGTAGTATCTCCAGCAGAAGCTAAATTTGAAATAGTTACCCAATCGTTTATACTACCTCCATTATTTTGACTTATAAATTGTAAAATATTATTATCGCTATCAAAAGCAAGATCACCTACAGCACCAGTTTTATCAGTTATAGTTTCTGCTGTACCTAAAAATTTATTACCTACTAAATTTCCTCCCGGGGTAGTACCATCACCTATAAAAACTCTTTTTGTATCAGTAGTATAACCAAATTCTCCTTCATCAAGAGCAACTTGCTGTCTTTCTTGATCTGTACCTCTTCTTACAAGAAGTTTTAAAAGGGTATTTTCTAAAATTTCTATAGACATATTGTTATTTAATAGTTAAAAATCGGTATAGCATACCTATCAAAAGTTTGATTATTATTACGTGTAGTTCCTGATAATGATAAAGTTAAAAATCCTGCCGAACTTAAAGTATTTACACTACCATTAGAGTCTGTAGCAGTATAAGTACTTCCATTATGTTGAAAACTTTGACTTACTTGATTAGGAGCACCGGTAAATATTCCTGTAACTACACTGGTAGCTTTTATAATAAACGTAGTATCTACAGCACTTAAATTTACAAATGCATTATCGTGCTCTCTTGCAGATAAGTAATAAACTTTAGAACCAGCAGTACCAAAATCGGGATTTTGACTATTACCATATAAGAATTGACCTCCTGTTAAATTAGGTACTCTAAAATCAGTTCCTCCTTCACCACCGGTATTATAATTAGTACCAATAGCTTCAAATAAATCTTTAAATTCACCAGTCTGCGAATATACAGCACCGTCACATAATACAAACCCCGTCGGAACAGCTCCTATTGCTCGGGCATGCGGCAAAATAGTACCTACAGGTACGAAATCAGCTCCAGTTAACGACGTAGCTGTCATCGTATCGAAGAAGGTAGAACCTACACCGTCAACTATACCTTTATTATTAAGCGATAAAGAAGGCTGCTCATAAAATCCGGAAACTGCTTTAGTTAATAATGTAACTGTGCCATTTTTTACCTCAAGGCTATCAGCGTTCACTCCACAAAGTACAGTATTAATAGTTTGATTAGAGAGATCTATAGAAAATCCTCTGTTGAAAGCATTTAGATCAAAAGCACTAAATAAAACTGTACCTGATTCAGCTGGACCTACATCTACTCTTCCATTACCGTCAAATTCTAATCCTTTACCTATCTTTACAACTAACGGCTCTCCATTACCTCCTGATAAACCTGCTGATAAAGCAGTGCTTTTAATTTCTCTTTCAGTTACAGAATTACCCAGCGGAGTTAAAAATCCTCCTGAAATTTCAAAGTATTCAGAGTTAAAATTAACATCTATTGCTTGTCCATTTCTAACTAAAGCTTTTCCAAAAGCTTCATTCATTAAATCATTAGCATCAATAGAACTAAGCTTTATAGTTAATTGATTATTAGCATTAAATTCAATATTAGCATCATCTGGAACTGTTCCAATATATGACCAACCAGATAAAGCACTTGTATATTGCTCAGCTGATAAAGCATAAAGCTTATTTCTAGCAAAACCAAAATCACCAATCTGCGCTCCAACATTACCACCCAAACCCGATTCTAAATTAAAAGCACCAAAGTTTTTATTTCCAACTACCTTACCACCTGATAAAGCACCATCTCCTACAAATAATCTTTTAGTATCTATAGTATAACCTACTTCACCCTGATCTAAAACTACACGAGTTCTTTCTGAGTCTGTACCTCGTCTTACTTTAAATTTTACTATTGTAATATCTGGCATAATTTAATTAACTTATTCTTTTCCATACATATACCCCATAATAAGGAGGTACATTATTATGTGGCTGGTCTCCACCA